ACAACCAACAGATTACAAATTAATTTAACGGAGGGAAAAATGAAGAAAACAGCTTGGAAAGTGTTAAACAAAGGCATGGAATCTAATTCAGGAAATATTAAATGGAAACTTAATCAATGGCAACATCATGATGGTGAACTTAAATTATGTGAGTCTGGATTACATGCTAGTAAACTTTGTGTGGATGCAATACAGTATGTTACTCCTGGGATAATTTGTAAAGTTGAATACAAAGGTGGTATAAAAGAACAAGATGATAAATTTGTATGTAATGATATGAAAGTGATTAAAACATATAGATTTACTAAACGTATCGCAGTTGAATTAGCAATATTTTCAGCTAGATTATGTTTAAAGAATTTTGAAAAAGAGTTCCCAGATGATAACCGACCAAGATTAGCAATAGAATCTGCTGAAAAATATTTTAAAAAACCATCTACAAAAACAAAGTTAGCAGCAAAGTCAGCAGCATGGTCAGCAGAGTCAGCAGCAGAGTTAGCAGTAAGGTCAGCAGAGTCAGCAGCAGAGTCAGCAGCAAGGTCAGCAAGGTCAGCAGCAGAGTCAGCAGCAAGGTCAGCAAGGTCAGCATGGTCAGCATGGGCAGCATGGTCAGCAGAGTCAGCAGTAAGGTCGTCAGCAGAGTTAGCAGTAAGGTCAGTAGAGTTAGCGGTGAAAAAGAAGATTGAAAATAAATTAATAAAATTATTAGGAGATGATATAAGATGACAAACCGGTCTTGAAGCGGTGCAAACACATGATTAGAATGAAGTCTGGCCGAACTGTCTGTAGGATATATAAAAAAGCAATGCAAGCACGAGATAAACCACTTGGTCATATATTAGCAACCTACATACGAGACGGTGAGAAGATGGCCGTGAGATGTAAATTCAGAAGTCAAAGGCAATTCAACTATGACGACTGCCCATTCAACGACGACAAAGTAGAAACATATGAAACATATTTAAAACGAATTGGTGTAAAGATACCATGGAAACGCGGTGATAACAATGGTTGATAAGAAAGTCGAAGATATACTAAACACAAAAGATACTGTTGAGATTCAATCTACAGATAAAGATGGCAAAACCTCAACACAGAAAATCAGGAATAACATTATGAGACCAGCCAAAGATGCAAAGGCGTATGAAAAGCGGTGGAACTTCATACATAAGTTTGTTAAGGGGAAACTGATTCACACTGGAATCAAAATAGTATCGATGATTCTAGGAAAATATTTAATTAAGTCTTTAGATGATATTCCAAAAGATGCTTATAATAATATGCAAAGAATCATGTATCACAGTTATGTAAAAGGTATTGAAGTATCGCATGGTAGAATATGGTATGATTTTTATATCAAAAACAACATTGATGTTGGTGGCATGTCAAAGGACGAGTATTGGGAAATGTGGTCAAAAGAAGCAAAAAGCTTTGAAGCCAGAATGTTAATGTTAAATTTGTTCATGACTGAAATCTTAGAAGATACATTCGACCGAGCAGTAATTGATATTACTATGATTGAGGCCTATCACCAGATTCATGAGTTATACGGCGGTAAAGTACCAACAGTTAAAGAGTTCAGAATATATGACAGCCGTGACGCCAGAGATATTAAGTATTTCTTTGACACAATTAAAACACCAACCTGGAGGAAAGACAAATGAAAACACAACACAAACTAATCTGTGACAAATGCAACAATGTTGTAGAACGTAGCAAACAAGAAGTAGAGCACACTGAGATTACAGTTGTAGGTAAATCATGCCAATTATGTAAAGGCAAGAAGCTTAGTATCTGGAGAAGCAAAGTATGACGCCAGAAGAAGAGTTGCAAGGAAAGCAACTTTTGCTTGCTATTATCGTTTTTGGCTCATTTTTTGTTTTTTGTATGGCATTGTTGTTCCTAAAAGTTGGTGGTATGATATGAAGGAACATCGCGGCTGTCCGTACTTCAGGGGTAACACCTGTAAGAAGAAGGACGTCGGATATTGTAAGATTACTAAATCCACTTGGGCAGCCATGTGGGATAGGGAGGACTGGATATGTCAGGCTTAGAACCACTTGAAATAATATTAGCAGTATCGGTTGCAACAAAGATACCAGCGACGACACTGGTAATTGGATATGAGACATTGAGACGATATTACAACAAAGACGTATTACTTGGAAGAATGTATGCGTCATTTATGAACACATATCGAGGTGAAACAGATGTCAGCGATAAGAGGGATAGTGGCGAAAGCCCTGTGCGAGCTAGTGAGTACCGAAGCTAAAGGCCTTGCACTTAGAGTATCAGAAGAAAAGTGCTATGTGACTATCTTTGAATCACAACAAGAAGATAGAATCAAAATCAACAGTGTGTGGACTAGACCAAAGCGAGAACACTATGTTGTTGTGGATTTCACAACTCCGCTTATGTATGATGACAAGAAATACATGCAACACGGAATGGACCTGAGAGACCAGTTCCTTGAGGTGCCTGAATGGTACCATTGTTAAATAGTGTTGTTGAAAGAGGTGGTGCACGAAGTAGAGTAAAGAGACCAACTAAGAAGTGTCCACAATGTGGTAAATTATTTTGTGCTTACAAAATAATTTGGAAATATTGCAGCACTAAGTGCCAACAAAAACACCATCAACCTATATCAAACAAAAGAATATGTCAGAAATGTAATGAAGAACTAGCAGACAGTCGTAGTCTAGTTTGTCAAAGATGTTTAGATAAAGTGATACGACCAGCATAGGAGGAACCAAATGCACAAGAACAAAGATTTTACAGAAACAAGTGAGAAAAAAGACTGCATTGATTGTGACCATCTTAGAAAATTAGGATGGGGTTATTGTAATAATTGTGGTAAGAAGCTAAGATGAGTCAAGCGGATATTATGGATTTCCTTGACGACCATAAGGGAATGAAATACAACAGTGAACAATTGGTTGAATTATTTAAAGACTCAATGAGTAGAGTGGCTGTTTACAGAGCCCTCAAGAAAATAATCAAACGAGAAGAATATAGTGCAATAATTAAAATTGTTTTTACGAAGGTTCATAGAACCATAGGCGAACAAGTTGTACTATACTGGAGGAACTAAAATGACTGAAGAAACAATTAAAGTAGATAAAGAACAAGCAGACAACGCACCATTAATCCAAAAGATACCACCTAAGAAATTAGCAAAGGATGTATTATCATTGGAGTTAACAAGACCGGTCTTGACTAGAGTTAAGAACAGACTTAAAGAGCTCAAAAAGATAGGTAGTGCGCACCATGAGAAGCAAATGAAAGGTCACAAAGTTATTTGGCACACAACAAGGCCAAAGGTACATATGACACCACCAGAAGCAAAGATGGAAAACGGCGTTGGTATAATTTCATACACTACATTCAAGACCGACAAAAAAGGAGATAAGCTAATGGAAACAACAAAGGCTCCAGACCCAAGAAACCCAGATAGAGAAATTGATGTACAAGCGTCATATGTTGAAGACGTAACCATCATCGAGACCATCGTGAAGTACAAGCCACTGAAGACGGAGGAAATGAAGTAAAATGGATAAGTCAGATAAACTGTCGTTTAGATTAGTGCAGAAGGGAGACAAGATTATTGCCAAAAAAGAGAACCCGAATGCAGAATTTAATCCAAGACAGATTTTGGACCAGCTCGACGCATTAGTCGGTGCAATTGATGCAGGTAAAGCTCAAATAGTTAAGTCTGAAGAGACTATCAAAGATGCTTTGGCTAACCTTGAAATTAATGAAGGCATGAAGAAGAAATTCATTCACTTCAAAGACTGGGCTGATAAGATTCAGCGAAGTAAGGTCAAAGCCATCATCGAAGAGAACAAGGCCGTGGCACAAAAGACTGTTGAGGAAACTTACAAAGATGATGTAGTTTTGTCTAAAGAGCAGAATTTGCAACAGAAGTTTATGAGGTATCAACACACATTATCGGTGCATCCTAGAATTGCAGAAGAAATAAATAGCAAGATAATGAAGGATATGTTCTATAATAATTGTGTACTAGAGAACCCCTTTAAAGGTTAGTATATAAATAGTTTTTTTTTCTTTTTATATTTATGAAATTTCTTGATACTATTGCAAAGGTCAAAAATAAAGTATTTTCCACTAGTGTTGTTGGCTTCAGTGCTGAAGCTAGAGTAGACGAACCAAGAATACCAGTATATCCAGGATGGTACTATACAGCACCATTTGGCCAACCACGAAGTATAAATATCGGCGATGTCCGAGATTTCTCAAAGTCACCCTGGGTGCAGATGGTCAAGAATACTGTAAAGAAAGAAGTGAGTATCATCGATTGGGAGATTGTGAATGCAGACCCAAAAGATGAGACCGATTATGAAGAAGATATTAAGATGGTCACTGAATTTATGAACAATATTAATTCAGACCACGACGACGTTACAGATATATTGATTCCAGTTATGAATGATGTTATGGATATAGATGCAGGCGCTTGGATCAAGGTCTATTCACTTGATTCGTATGATATGGGTGAAGTTCCAATCTATGACGGCATGGGTAATCAAACTGGTGTTGGAGAAGGACTTGTACTAAAAGAGCTTGGAAAACGTACCCTCAACGAGGTGAGATTTGCTGATGGCTCAACGATGCTCAGACAAGTCGATATTTACAGACGAACATTAAATTGGTATCAATACTCATTCAAGAATCCAAGAACCAATCCAAAGAAGTTCTATCCAGAAGAAGTAGTTTATTTCATGATGAATATATTATCTGATAGTGTTTATGGATTCTCTCCAGTTCAATCCGTTCAATCTGTATTAGAAGTTCTTATGAATTCTACCAGGTGGAATAAGGATTATTTCAAAAACAACACTATACCTGATGGCATGGTTAGTTTGCCAGGCGCAGACCCAAAGAGTATGAAGAAATTTAAACAGATGATTAAGAAGAATTTCCGAGGTAAAGCTCATAAAACTCTCTATCATAATACAGATGCAAAATGGATTCCGTTTAACACAACCCCAAAAGAGATGGAGTTCTTAGAAGGACAGAAATGGTATTTCCATTTAGTATTTGCAGTATTTGGTCTCTCGCCGTCAGAAGCAGGATTCCATGAAGATGTGAACAGGTCAGCACAAGAAGGTCAAGAGCGTGTGACTGTGAAGAACGCAATCAAACCATATCTGACATTGATTGAGAAGAATATCAATCGTCACATTATCACAGAGCTATTACAAGACGAGCACCCTAAGATTATGTTTAAGTATTTGCCAAAGGACCATTCAGAAGAGCTAATTGAATTTGAACAAAATAAAGCAGAAGTTGAGTTTGGTGGTTTAACTGTGAATGAATATAGAAAAATGAAAGGCAGGGACCCAGTTGAAGGCGGTGATGATTTACCAAATAAAACACCTGAAGCAGCTCCTGAAGAAGACCCAGAGGGTAAAGGAAAGAAAGCTAAACCTAATGAGCCATCCAAGAAATTATATTCTAAAGCATTTGAAAAATTCATGAACAAAAAGGTAAGAAGTGGGAGTTGATTAGGATGACTTCTAACCGAGCACCAACGTCAACAGAACTTGATAACGTCGCACAAGACACAGTTCATTGGCCTGCAAAAGCATTTTGTGTAACAACAATTGATTCTGATGGTAATGAAGTAGAGGTTGCAACTGAAGGTAAGCAAGACGTCATAATTGCTAATCAAACCAACCGAAGATTATGCAATAGTAATAACAGCAGTTAATGGAGGAATGTGGATTTATATAGATTGGTATGAACATATACCGAAGAACTAAAATGATGCAACTAACATTCAACAAATTTATCGAAAGATATAAGCTTCAAGCAGAGGCTGACAAGAAGGCAACATTGCTTTACTTGGAAGAAGAAGACAAATTCACAATATACTTTAAGAATTATGAGTATTTGGAATTTTATACAATAGTTTTAAAATCGGAAATCATTGAATTCTCTAACGAATATAGCGCGACCCCCAGCGAAGCAATAGACGATTTTAAGATGAACTATCTTTATCACGCTGTGATTCTGGAAGCAGATGACCAGCCGATTAAAGATATTGAAATAGACCAGGTACCTCAGCAATTAGGCGAACCTTCAGTAGGAATAAACAAATCAACTGATATTGATGTCGTCGAGGAAGCAGATGACTATGAGACGTTTATAATTAAGATAATCGACGAGTGGGAGGCTAAGGTATTGGCAGCTCTTGATAGTATAGATATGAATGACATTCCAGAAAGAGCAGAAATTAAAGGCTATCTAAACAAGACCTTCGGAGAATTTGTCAACGCAGTATTTAATAATGTACACACAAGAAAGTTCTTGATAGGTCTTAGAAGAATTATAAAGAACACTATGAATGAAGGAATTGAATCTGTTGAAGAAGAAACAGAAGTTAACATTGGGTGGAACGAGACCTATCAAAATAAACTGAAAACACTAGAGCACCAACAATTAAACGGTTATATGATTAACGGAAAGAAATGGCACGGTATCAGAGGAGCCTCTCAAGAGCTTAGACAAAAGATATTACAATCAGTCCAAGACGACGTGAGCAACAAGGTTGGTCGTGATAAGATGACTGAAAATATACAAACTATATTCCAGGGTTCGACTACATCTCAAGCCAAGAGGATTGCAAGAACTGAGACGACAAGATTTCTTGGTGAGACTAAACTCACAAGTTATGTTGACTCTGGAATAAAAGGAAGAAAAGCCTGGGCGTCTGTCCTCGACGGTCACACCGGTGACGCTGACAGACGAATGCACCACAAGTATTTTAAGAAAGGTATTCCTTTTGATGAAGAATTTGTCGACACTAAGACCGGACAGCGTGTCATGAATCCGCCTTTACATCCGAATTGCAGATGTGCTTTGGAATATCGACTACCATTGAAATCTGATTCTGAAGAATAAATTAACATTAGTATATATAAACTTATTATTAAGTTATATTTAGTATGAAATCTAGTTTAACTAAAGCAACTCATAATGGGTTTGACCTTTGGCAGCCACTAATTAAAAGTTCTGATGGAAAATATTTGGCTATATTGAGCGATGATAGTTTAGATAGAGATGGAGAAATTGTTGGGAAACAAGCTTTGCGTTCTATTATGAACAGTCCTGGATATACGGCAATATTACTAAACCATAAGAACGATGTTCTTGGTCAAATTGGTGAGTGGACAAATAAACGTCTTGAAGAAATTGACGGTCATACTGCACTTGTTGCAGAACCTAAATTTTACACATCAAATCCAAACACAAAAATCATTACGGGAAGTCTTGATGAGGGCGCTGAGTATGGAATTAGCATTGGTGCAATTCCGTTAGAATCAGAAATAATTACCAGAGATGGTAAGGAAATCGTAATGTATACGAAATTAGAACTTTTAGAAGCTTCGTTTGTTGCAGTTCCAAGCAATAGACATGGAACGGCTCTAAGAGTTGCAAAAATGTTCAATAAGGACATTGGAGGACTAAAAATGGATAAAGAATTTACTAAAGCAGATTTAGATTCCGCTATGGAAAAGAAAGCTGAAGAAATGAAAGCCGACTTTGCAAAAGAAGCAGAATTAAAGGATGCTGAAATCGTTAAGCTCAAAGAGTCAGTTGAGAAATCAACAAAAGTAAACGACGAAGCAAAAGTAGAATCAGAAAAAGTCTCTAAGCAATTAGAAGACATTACTGAGAAACAAAAAGAAATCGAAGCTGCAAAAGCAGACTCCGATGTCGAACTTGAAAAACTGAAGAAAATGTCTTTAATGAAAGGAGACAGTTCAACTACAGAAGGCGAAGAAAGCGCAGAAGCAGAAGTCCAAAAGGGATTTGAGCTAGGCGGACTTCCTATTGTAATTTCAGAGTAGTGGAGGAAAAAGAAAATGAATAAAGCTTATTTTAATTCAGAACCTGATGGGTTCGACGTGGACAAATCCTTTGAAGATAGTTTCCAAGGTTCATTGGTATTATCCAAAGACGAATTTGGTGTAACCAAGTCTAAGGAATATTGGAATCCGTTCACAAAGCTAAATCTGAAACCAGTTATCCTTGATAAATTTAAGGAAGCAGCTGTTCAGAAAGCAACGTCAATCACCACACAAACCGGTGGAGATGGTACTGCAGGAACTGCATTAATACCAGTATATGTTGATTCAAGGATTGTCGATAGAACTATCAGACAAACACCAATGAGAAACATAACCCCTAGACGAGCAATCAAGGGTCAAACTTATGATTACATACCTCTAACCTCAAAAGGCGGAAGCGTTTGGGCAGCAGAAGGTGCAGCAATCGCAGACCAAGTTGATGTTTACGACAGAGTATCTGTAAATGTTAAATATCTGTATGGGAAAGGTAGAGTTACCGGACCAGCAATTGCATCCATGCGTGGATTCATTGACCCTAGTCAGCTTGACTTAACAGTTAAGACGACAAGCATAATGGAAGCTGAAGAAGATGCAATCATTAATGGTGACGCTTCAACTAATCCTGAAGAGCCAAATGGTTTGATTGTAAGTATTACAACAAATACTACAAACATGTCAGGAACTCAGCCAACACTTGCACAGCTTAGAGCAGAAACTGCAACATCATTTAATGCAAATGGTGAAATCAACCTAGCAGTAACTGATGTAACTACACATAATTGGATTAAAGGTTTACTATTAACATTACAAATACAACCTAAAAACCCAAGCATGGAAGTTTTAAGTTTCGGTATACCTGGTGCGTTTGAATTCGATGATGTCATGTACATCAAGGATAAATTCATGCCAACAACTGGAAGCAGTAAAAGGATATTGTTCCTAGATATGAGATACTTTTTCATGGCAGTTCTACAGGACCTGACATACCAAGAAAAAGCATCAGAGAATGACACTGAAGTTTACATGTTAAAAGAGTACATCACACCTGTTTTAACATTCGAAGGAGCCTGCACACAGATGTACGGCATCCTATGAGGTAATTCACAATGACAGCAGTAGTAGAAACATTCAGAAAGATTAGTGTTGCAGGCGATATTAAAACCATCGTCATTCAAACATCAGCAGCATGCGCTACAGGTCACACAATCGACTTGAACTCAGATGCTACCGATGCAAAAGGAGTAGTCTTAACAGAAGTTTTGAACACACACGTTCAGGATGATGCAGGACTCCTTGAGGAAGCAACCTTTGCCCCAGCAACTGGAATAGTTACTATGGGCACATTGACCGCAACTGGAATCCATAACATAATCATTACAGGTTATTAATATGACAGCCGCAACAGTAACTGACACAATCGAAACTTACGAACCTAACAGAGAAATTGTAGTTTTAACCATCTCCGATGCTGAAACCAACAAATCTAAAAAGTTCGCAAAGATTCGTGCAGTTAATTTCTCATTCAATGAGGATATGGGTGCATTAGCTGTTATTCCTGGGTTTGCAATTTCAACCAATACATTGACATTCCATTGTACTGGTGTAACTGACAAACTTGTTTGTGTGGAAATAATTGGAAATTTAGGAAACTAAATTTTTTATTTTTTATTTTTTTCATTTTATTCAAAAGAATTACGAGGTAACTAACTATGGCAATAACACCAAATTCAGCAGTATTCGATTTAACAATCGGACAACCAGCAACAGATGCAGCAGCACTAAAAGTCTGGCAGGATGCACTTACAATTACAACTGTGTATGGGTATACAGTTACACAAATAGGCAGTACATTACTCAGATACACAATCTTTTACGCATGATGGAGGAAATACAATGGTACAATTTAAGAAAGAATATTCCGAAGACGGTTCATATGAATTTGTTGTGGTTTCAGACGTTGCAAAAGTAATTGTTGAAGAACCTAAAAAAGTTCAATTATCAGAATCAGATTTCAAGAAGATGACAAAAGACGGCATTAATGATTGGGCTGCAAAGAACAGTTTTGATGTTGACACAAAAGACACAAAATCAAACATGATTAAAAGTCTTGTTAAACAAATGAAGTAGGTGACAAATGACATCCATATACACAACGACATTACAGGTAGCCAAGCTAGATGGAATAGGCGTCGAAATATTTGACGAAAGTCTCGGAACTGGAGATAATACTGAAGACTCTTATGATTTGACTAATGGCAATGTTGTAAATGGAAGTTATAAATTAAATTATGGCGACGTTGATTCTAATGATTTAACAGCTCTAACTGAGACGACACACTATACTATTTCGATTGATGAAGGTAGAATCTTGTTAACTTCTGCCGGTGTTACATTAATCAATGAAAAAGCTTTGTATGCAAGTTATATTTATTCTCCAAAAGCCAGTGATTCAATTCTTGCAGGTTATCTTGCTTCGGCTGAAGAACAAACTGAAAAGAAAACAGGAAATTATTGGGGACCATCAAAAGCCAATACTGAATATTTTTCTGGAAACAGCACAGAATATCCGTCAACAGACGAACCGTTTGCAGAAGAATATAATGAGCCTGATTTTGAAGTATTAAAATACAAGGGGATAATATCTCTTACTACTGTCAAATTTTTAGTTCGTGGCGGCTCAACGGTTACAGAAACAACAATTCCTTTGACTGCTATGGATTTAGATACTGAATCAAGCACTGTAACATTTCTTTTGAATCCAATTCCTAATGGAACTAGAAACGTCGAAATTGTTTATACTCACGGTTATGCTGCAGTTCCAGCACAGATTAGTGACTTAACATCTTATTTTGCAGCACTTCAAATTTATGCGTATATCTCAGGTGGTTCTTATGATGACGCCACAGGATTCACAATGGGCCGTAAACAGGTACAAATAGGTGAGGCTTGGGTAAACATCAGAGAAGTTATTTCGCAAGCTGAAAAGCGTATAGCATCAATCCTAGATGATGTTGGAAGAAAGATGGATGTGTGTTGAATGGTCACCGTAAGAACAGGTGGTAATGATTTAACAGCTCTCAGTAGAAAAACTACTGTAGAGATATTTGCACTCTGGGGTCGTTCAGATATAGTTCTTACAAATTATACTCAAACAGAAAATCAAAAGGGTCGACTTAAAACAAGGACCGCAACCACTGTAACTATTGCAGGTGATTTGCAATATGGTGCAAAACTAGATAAGCAATGGATTGATTTAGGTATGGCAAAACTAGGTGACGGAATTTTATATACTTCTAATGATGTCACAATAAATCCAGAAGCACAAATAACTGTTGATGGTACAACTTGGGATATGACTAAACAAGTTGAAGGTGAAACTATTAGTGGAAACCTGGATTATCAGGCTTGGATTGCGACTCGTGTCGAGGAGTCGTAAATATGGTTCAAGTTGAACTTGAAATTCAGGTGGACGGTGATTTAGAAGAAGGCCAGCTTAATAGAGCAATGACTATTCTTGGTGAGCTAGTTATAAACAAAATTAAAGAAAACATTCGTTCTATGGATTTAATTTCTAAGACCGGTGGCGGAGGACAATATCTTCAAGGTTGGTTATCTAAATGGGATGGCAAATCATTAATTATTGAGAATACACAGGACTATGCACTCTATCTGGAATACGGAACATATGGATATTGGAATCAATATGGTGAAGATAGATTTCCAAAAGTAGGAGACCCAAAGAAAAAAGATTTAACTGCTGAACTTAGAAAGGCATTTCCGAAAGGGATGCAACCCTTCGCTCCAGTTAGACGTGTTTTGTATAATGATACTATTATGCAGGAATTATTACAAATGGCATTTGGATCAGCTGTTTAATATTAGTATATAAAAACTTACTAGAACGATTAATATGTATATACTCAAGTGAGTCTAAAGATACCAAGTGGTAAAAATGAAGATAACAGAACCGATTGATATATTGAATGAGTTCATTCGCAGCAATGTAGATGAAATTACTAGACGGTCTGGAGATGAAACAAGTTCTACAATTGCAAATCGACAAGTTGCTGATTCTCAAAGTTTCAATGGAGATACTGTTGAAGACACGTTTACATTAACAAATTTACCAGTATGTATAAATTCTGTGATCGTTGATGGCTCAGCTCAAACCAAATATTTACATTATGAGATTAATTTAGAATTAAAAACTATTACATTTAATGCAGGATATATCCCAGGAACAGGCACTGATAATGTGGTTGTTAGTTATGATAAAGGAAATAATTGGGTATTTCCAGATAAACCCAGAGATACTTTAAGCAGAACTAAATATCCAAGAATAGGTATAACATATTTAACTGAAAATAGTATTAATCAAGGAATGGGCGAAACTGATTCATATGATGGTCTAACATTTCAAATTGATGTTGTTGCTTACAAAGACCAATTTTGTATAGTTGGTAGTGAAAATATTGCCGATGCTGATGTCACACAATATTTAGCAAGACAAATTATTAAGAAGATAAAAAGGAATAGAGCAGTAATTGAAAACAAAATTTATAACCCTACTATTTTACAAAATATTACAGTTCCTTTTGCAGATGATAAACACATCAATAAAAGAATAATTGATGTAAGCTATGAAGCTAATAACGCAGGTGAATAATCAAGATGACTCAAAATAAACAATCAAATCAATATATGTACGGTCCACAATCGTCAGCATATGCAACAGCAGGTACACCAACAACAGAACTTGGCAGAGTACAATCTTTCGAAGGAATTAGACAAAACGAATTTATCTATGATTCAGGTGCAGGAGAAGGATATAATCCTGTCCAAACATATTTAGGAACATATGTTTCAGGTGGAACAGTTGTTTTTAATCCAGTTGACTTTGACTTCCTTAAACATTGGGTAGGTCCTAAGACTGGCTCAGGCACAGCTGGAGCACCATATGTTCTAACTGAAGACGACGTTATTGGACTTACAAGTTCTGACATTCAACCATTCACATTTGAAGATGCAAATGTGACAGAAGCAACAAATGAAGTTGTAAGATATGTTGGTTGTGTTGGAGAATCATTTGAACTATCAGGAGCAATCGGTGGTGGTAAGTTATCATGTAATGCAAATTTTATTGCAAGACATCCAGTCAGTGGAACCTCAGCTACATCATATACAGCAGTAACAACAAATGCGTTTACTATGCTTAGTGGTGTCTGGTCATTTGGTTCTAGTCCTTCAGCATTGGCAGGTGTTCAATCATTTACTATGAATTATGCAAATAATTTAATAGGTCCTGATAATAGAGACATCGATTCAAGATTTATTGCTATCCCTGTTTTAGGTATTAGAACTCATACAGCAAGTTTTGATATTAAGATGACATCAGGTTTAGCGACTACATTAGTTAATGTTCATTATGGTGATACAAATACACCAGCCGATGGTAGTTCATCTGCAAATCCAACAGCAAATATGGAATTCAGAATTGCACTCACAACAGGAAGCAAACTTTGTACTCTTTGGTTTGACCAATGTTCAATTGATTCATTAAGTGTTCCAAAAGAAGTTGGGAATGGTTATGTCGTCATGACTGTAAATTGTACAGCAAGAAACAGCAAAGACAGTGCACCAATAAAATGGTGGAGCGTATGAGTCTTTTTTCACAATTTTTTTTAAGAGAAAAATGTACAGACCATGTAGATTTATCTATCGGCAGAGTTTATATTAAACCAATTAATCATGGTACATTAAAAAGAGTTACTATAAAATCAACTGTAGCTGCTGATGTTGTTAATAATTCTGCATATCTAACTTTCATGGAAGAAGAACTTGTTGTATTATCTAAGAGAAAACAGAATAATTTATCTCTTGATGATGGCTTCAAGCTTAGAGAAGCAATCAAAATGATTCTTGTAAGACATGGACTTATGACTTTACATGAAGAACCTAAAGAAGAATTTTCAGTTGAAGAGAAAGCTGAATTTCAAGTACAAGAACAACAGTTGAAAGAAAGATTAAAGGTGAAACTCAATGCCTAAAGTTGCAAAAGTTAGTGTTAATAATTCATCCAACGAAGGAACTATTGGTGGAAACTCAAAGATACAGAAAGATATGTTGAAAGAATTGAAAGCAATAAATAATGCTATTTCTGGAGAAGCTAAAGAAGGGAGAAGAAAAGGAATTCTTGACCTTTTTGGTGGCAAGGATAAAGAAGGCGGAATTATGAAACAGTTGTTAGCAGGTAAAGGATTACAGACAATCATTTCTTCGTTAGGTCTTGGAACACTTGGTGCTGGTGCAGTAGCCACTGCAGGAGTAGCCACTGCAGGAGCAGGTATTGCTGGAGGATTAGCAACAGGAGATTTAACTACCGGTTATGAAAAAGCATATATTGAAGGCGAAGAAAAAATAGTAAAAATAAATGCTCAAACTGGCAAAATTCTTGAAGTGCTTACATTACAAGAAGCAGCAGATAGAGGAATTTTGAATGAAAAAGGCAATATAAAAATAACAATGAAAAAGGCCTCTATTGCTTGGGTAGAATCAACAGAAGGTCTTGAATCTTATAGAGATAGTATAATACTTAGTGCTAAAAAAACAGCGGAATTATTCGACCTTCAAGGAAGAGAAGTTGAATTGCAACAGGAAATCAATGCAGCTCTTGAAAGAAAAGCTAAAAGACTAGGAGTTAGAAATGTGTTTGGTACAAATCTTGCCCAGTCAAGAGAAGATGCTGTTGCTCTTGCAATAGCAAATGCTGGAGTAAATAATGCAGCACAACTTGAAGCAGCTAGAGAAGCTAATAGACCAACACTAACAAATTTAGGTCTACAATTTAATGACCCAACAGCATTAATAACTTCAAATTTTCAAAATGTTCCTTCAATATTTAAATCAACATAGAGGCAATCGATATGGTACAACCCAAATTATCAATTTTTACTGGAGCCAAAGGACTTGGCAGAGTATACAAGGAACAGAACCAAATAATTGTTAAGTTCACTGAAGTAAATTTTCCATTATCAAATACAAGAGGGAGAGCTTCAGCAAATGTTCTTGGCAAAACTAGAATTATTATAATTCAAGCGGCACATGATGGAGCTGGTTTTGGTGGTGTTACTCCAGAAGAAAATGTTGCTGACTTTATATTTGAAATGGAAACATGGGTTAATGCTGGTATTCAAACACATAGAGTATTTACTGACAGTTTTGGTGTCACATATAATGTTGATTGTGTAGATTGGGCATGGACAAGAACAAATTCTGACCCTGGGAGAATAGTATATACTTTACTTTTAAAAGAGAGTTGATTTAATGACAAGAATATATCAGGATGCAATAACAATTGATGGAGTAGATGTGCTTACAGGTGGTTATGTTTATAATTATAGAGTTACAGGAACAAAAAATAATAATGAAATTACTGCAGGTTCAATTAGATTATCACTTAATATTTTTGATATATTATCATTATCAGTCGGTCAGGAAATTATAATTTCTAGAGGAGAAACAACAGCTACAGAATTTTTTGTTTTGAGAGGGTTCATATCTAAATTTAATGAAGAAGAAGGATTGATTCTTTGTGTGATTACTGGAAGACTTGAAGATTATAAAAAATTAGTATTGACAAAATCTTATGATAAAAATATTGATGATGCAGGTGGAGACCCTGTTTTAATTTGGGCAGACTTAGTTGAGAATGGTGGATTGACAGCATCATATCAAGCGACTTCATCTATTGCTTTAGATAAATTTTTATGTAATGATAGTCCTAGATTTGAAAGAATGGCTGTTTTAGTTTCGCTTCTTGGGTGGCAACAGCGAGATGACTATACAAATAATTATGTTAGACTTGAGCCTGTAGGATATACAGTATTTGCAGATACATTAACTGTTGGTACAGAGATTGTTAATATTCCTACATGGCAAGAAGATATTGAACCTGTTAGAAATTTTATTAAAATCAGAGGAGCATATGAAGAAGATACAACAACTGAATTATTTAATGGTGATGCGTCTACAGTCAATTTTACTGTAGATAATGAACCAGAAATTACTAAAGTTACTGTGGATGGTGTTGAACAAGTAAGAGGTATTGTTGATTCAACAGCAGTATTTGATTATACTGTTGACAAACAACTTAAAATATTTACATTTGTTACACCGCCATCTAATGATACTGATAATGTTATTATTGAATATACTTACAGACGACCAAAGCCAATACAAGGAAAAGATTTTGTGAGTATAGAAAAATATAATCGTACAAGAACAGAGGTATTTACTTTTAATGATATTGAAACTGTTGCTGATGCAAAAGCACGTCTTAAACAGTTATTGTTATATCTTGCATATGCAACTGTTAGCACAACAATAACAACTGAAAAAGTTTCAGGTATTAATGCAGGAATGCTAATTGATGTTGTAGACCCAAATAATCCTAAATACAATAATACATATATTGTTAATAGAATAACTTTCCACTATCCAGAAAACGAAGACATATTAGAAATTGGTAGTACAGATTTTTCTGTTGCAAATCTAGTTGATTCAATTAATGAAAGATTGAAAGCTTTAGAACAAGGATATGATTTAAATGAAAACGAATTGACAAGCATTATTCAGTTAGTGAATACTATCACACACAAGAATAGATACTTCAAGAAACAGAAAGCAACAGCCAACCCAAACATGGCAATTTTTGATCACCCAACACAAAGCGGAATGGACGACGATTATTATTTGTTTGGTGGCTCAACAGATGTTTATACAACCCAGATTCTTTTACCTGGAGAAAATAAGTTCCTTGAATATGTAACTGATTCAGAATTTTATGATTCGTCAGCTTCATCTGATGTGACATGGGATATAGTAACAAACACAATTACTCTTGACCCTGCTGGTGTACTTTATACAAAAGCAATTTGTATTGGTGCAACATATACAAAATATAAAGTAAATCTTGGAACAGTTTCAGCCAGCGGATTAACAATTGAAATTAGTCCAGATGGTAAAAGTTCATGGGAAACAGTAACTTTAGATACATTGACAGAGTTTTCTGGAACTGTATCAGATATTTATGTAAGAATAACAAACCCAACTGGTGGAGCAATCACGGTTGCAGTTACAAAAGATGATGGTAACCAGTTCACTGAAGCAGCAATTGAGGTAATATTAGAATGACTGTAACAAATTTATCAGTAAAAACAAATGATGGAAAGAAAATCCTGTTGAATAGGGGCTATAAGGCAACTCCAGATTATACAGCACCAACAAGATTACAAGTTGGTGTAGACCAAACTTTACCAAATACCTTAAGCACATCACTAACCAATCCTATTCCAATTGCAAATGGAACACCGCTTGACCCTGGTGATAATACATTTACAGGTTCTGATGGTGGAGACAATTCAACCAACAACACCTCGATATACAAAGAAGGAGCTGGTATTGTAGATGTGACAGCTCAAAATCTTATTAAGAACGATACGAATGCAACTGCTATCTGGACAATCGCAGCTCTTGATACAAATGCAACCGGAACATCATATGTTGGATTCTGGATTTATATTAAGGATGCAACAGCTCTGGCCAAGTTTCTTTCAAGCGGAACAGCTCTTGAAATCAAGCTTGGAAGTGATGCTTCAAATTATTACAGCAAAACATATACAGCATCAGACCTGGCTACAGGATGGAACTGGTTGAGCTCATATCCAACAGCATTAAGTGGCTGGACTGAGACAGGGACTGTTTCGGGCTCCATAGACACGTTTTTATTAGAAATAACTACAAACAATACAACTGACGAGTTCATTGCAGGAGACGTGGTCTATGACCTTCTGAGACAATGGGTAGATTCAGACATGGTTGTATCATTTGATACAGTCACAATTGATGAAAGTGGTCTATTAGCAGAGCTAGAATTTACTATGGGCGCAGGAACCGGAAGTGGATTTTTATTAAACGGAGCCTTGGCAAAGAATACAGATACAGCAGAGTTAGTCAGTAATATTGCAAAACATGATGCAGATTCAAAATCGGACACAGATATATTTATATATACGTTCGTGGATAGGATAATTTAAAATG